TATCGTTATGCCTCGTAGTTTACAGGATGGTCCTCCATCCGCACCTGCAAAGAAATTGTGTATCTATCACGGCAATTGCGCCGATGGATTTACTGCGGCCTGGGTAGTAAGAACTGCACTGAAGGGGCACGATATCGACTTTCACGCTGGCTTCTACAAGGACGGGCCTCCAGATGTAACTGATAAAATTGTGTATATCGTAGATTTCAGCTACGAGCGTCCAATTATGGAAGAGATTGTTAAGAAGGCACGAAGGGTGATTCACATTGATCACCATCAGTCTGCTATTATTGATATGGCAACCTACGAAGATCCTAAACTTGAAAAAGTTTACAGTCCGGAAAACACCGAGAGTGGCGCAATGCTAACTTGGAGATACTTCTATCCAAGCTATGCACCTCCGAAGATTATTGAACACGTGGACGATAGAGATCGCTGGAAGTTTAATCTTGACGGTACTCGTTCAATTTCTGCCAATATGTTCAGCTATGCTTATACCTTTGAAAATTGGGATAGACTGATGAACCAGAAGATAGAAGAGCAGATTGCTGAAGGAACTGCAATTGAGCGCAGAATGGCAAAAGACGTACGAGAGCTTCTAAGTGTGGTTGTGCGTAGAATGAACATTGCAGGATATAACGTGCCTGTTGCAAATGTAACGTATCAATACGGCTCGGACATCTGTTCGATACTAGCTAAGAATGAACCTTTTTCGGCCTATTACTACGACAAAGAAGACGCACGCGAGTTTGGGCTTAGGGCTGAACCGGGCGGTGTAAATGTAGGCGAAATTGCGACGAAATTCGGCGGCGGCGGCCACGCAACCGCTTCTGGTTTTAGAGTATCTTACGAGCAAGCGAGAAAGTTCGAGGTTTGAGATGAAATGGCAGACTAATGAAAAAGCACAACGTGCCTATTATTCGCAATGGCACGTTTGGCGAGCGTGGCATCCTGTTAAGCTTGACGACACGTGGGTTTGGTTTGAAAATGTCCTACGACGCAGTGCCTCTGGCGAATACGGATCCTATGGTCCAATTTCGAGATTTTTCTTCACACTGTGGGAATATAAGCCACATTATCTGAAAGTCATTGATGAGTGATAAACCTAAGAAGACGTATCGCATAGATGATTTAGTTCCTAGTCAGATGTTTAAGGATGCACTTTATAGACAGTCCGGATATGGCAGTGACGAGATGACCTGCGATTTCTGCGGTCGTTTACACCTATGTCCGGACGCCGATCACCATATGGCCGATGATGACGAAGGTCTGAGTTGGCGAAATTACTGCGAAGAAGCTCAAAAGGAAAATCCAGAAGGTGTTGTACTTCATCACGGGTATGATGCGGTATCCGGACGAATGTTCAACGGAATGCTTTTTGTTATGGAATGTCCTTGTAATGGCCTAGGAAGATATGAAACTTTTATCTGGGCGGAACGAGATGCAATTCGAGAATATATGAAAGCAAGAATTGATCAAGAGCTAGAATGGGCCGAACAAGAAAAACTAAAACTCAAGCTAGCCAATATGGATGGCGATTCGACATTTTGGAAAGCCTATGGAACCTGAAAAGCCCGGTGTTCCTGATAACTGGAATGATGTTAAAAAAGAATTGATCTCGGGATTATCCGGATCCAAATCAACAGTAGTGAAGACCCTGCTTGCAAATCAAGAAAAATTTTTACGTGAAATGGAAGCAGCAGAAGCGGCAAAAGTACGTGTTGCTCCAATGACTGAAGAAGAGGAAGCAGATGAGATTATCCGTAGGCTTAAAACTCCGCCACCAAAGCCCCTCGATAATCTACGTAATATTATCTTGCCTCTGATTAAAAGAGTTACTCCGGGAATAATTGCAAATGAGATCATTGGTGTTCAACCAATGACAGGACCCGTTAGTGACATAAAAACATTAAAGGTAAGATACTGTGACTCAGGAAAAGAAGATTCCGCTGACAAGGGAAGAGGAAGCTGATGAAATTGTTAGGCGATTAAGGACTCCACCGAAAAAGCCTAAAACTCTAGATGAAGAGATTATAGAAGCTCTTCAGGCTGAAATAACAAAAGAAATTGATGAAGAGATTCTTAGAGATCTCAAGGGATTATATGGCAACGAGAAAACCAAAAGAACCGATCGTACACGAAGACATTATTGAGCAACCTTTGGAAGAAGGTAACTATGTCGTGGCGTCAGTGCAAGGCTGCGTAAAAGTGTGTAAAATAATAAAAATTAGCCCTGTGATGATACATATACTTCCCATTAAGGGATATGCAAGATCAAAGGGATATATGGTATATCCAAGCCAGGTAGTTAAGCTATCGGGTGCAGATGCGTTAGTTTACATTTTAAAGAATTCGGGGCCTGAGGAATAAATATGAGAAAACTTTACTACTGCGGAATTGAGAAATTGCAAGCCCGCTATACTCTTCAATTACAAGATTGGAACAAACATATATTCAAGATGCGCGGTGTTGACTACGAAGTAGTCTACGGTGAAGATCTAACTGGCGACCAGATTGTTACCGGATCTGTTTTAGATGCACACGGTCGCAGTTTCTATAGTCTGACACAGATTGCTAATCTTGTTAAACTGATGAAGGAAGGCAAGATTACGAAGGATGATGTAATTTTCTTTGAAGATATGTTTACACCGGGCATCGAATCACTTGCATATATTATCGATCAGATTCCAAAAAAATATCGACCAAAGGTATATGTCCGTTGTTTAGCCCAATCGTTCGACCCAGATGATTTTGTCAATCGCGAAGGTATGGCACGCTGGATGCGACATTATGAAAAAATGGTCGATGAGTTTGTTACGGGTATTCTTGTAGCGAGTGAAGAATTTGTATCTCATCTTCGTATCGCTGGTATTAAGGCACCAATCTACGTTACAGGCTTGCCTTTCGGCAAGGAAGAAGTTCTTGGACGTGTTCCTTACATCAAGCCAATTTCTGCACGTGAACAACGTGTGGCTTTTGCAGCACGCTGGGATGACGAAAAGCAACCCGAATTTTATATGCAACTTGCACAAAAATTCTTCAAGACTCGCCCCGATGTTGAATTTGCTGTCTTCACTGGACACAGCGAACTGAAGAGCAATAACAAGAGCCACTTGGAATTTGCAAAGTACCTTGAGACTAGCGGTACTGCCAATTTCAAGGTTTATACTGGTCTGCGCAAGGATGATTACTACGAATTGCTTGCAGATAGTACCGTTTTATTTAACTGCGCACTTCAAGATTGGGTAAGTAATACGGTGAGTGAGGCTGACACATTTGGAACCTTGACACTATATCCTGCTTATCGCAGCTTTCCTGAGGTATTTGCCAACAATTCGAAGAATATGTATATTCCTTGGAGCGTGGATGATGCCGCAGAAAGACTTGAGAAGATGTTTATGAATCCTCAATCTTACGAAACTGGCGCAGTCAGCGACTGGCAAGATGGTACTATTAGTCGCACCTTGGACATTTTTGAAGGCAAGGGCGAAGAGTGGGCACGCAATGGTAACGATTATAGAAAGCACGTGGCTAAGCCAAAATATTAAGGAATAATAATGAATAGAGACGGACATCAACAAAAATCATTTTTCATCGGACCCGAAGTAGAACATACTCCGGCGTTTTCAAAGAAGACATTATTTGTGGCTGGAATTCATCCAGAAGAAGACGCAGACACAATTGAACGGCTGGCAAGAGAACATAAGACACCTCATATTTTCTTAGGTGCAAATCACTCTTTTGACGCAACACATTACACAGAATATTTTGCTAAGACTTGGGAAGATCTTGTAACTCGTTTGCTAGACAGAGGATTTTGGGTAACCTTGGATTATCCTGCACACCAACACGAAACAGTGTTGAAGATGTTTAGCCCAGGTATTTGGCAATCCCGGCAATTTGTACCTTTATTGAGTGTTCGCATTCCGAAGATTCAAACTTCGAGTCCTAACCTGACAGTTAAGATTGATGATATTGATTTCAATGCAACTAATCCAGGTGTTTGGTGTATGCATTTCCACGAAGTAACCGATAGCAATCGTTTCACTGACTGGCAGGATTATGGCACCGATATGGTACTCGATGTTCCCGAGAACATTGTGCCGGAATATAAGGTAGTCAAAGAACCAACTAGAGTTGTAACTCACATCGAAGTACCGGTGGAGCCTACAGAAGAGAATCTTCGTGTTATTGAGTCAGCCTTTAATGATACATCATTAGGATTAGATCCTGACGGTAAGTCCAGGTTAAAGGAAGATCCAGATGCGCCGCAAGAAACCACCAACAATTATAACCGTAGTCCTGCGGAGGCTGCTGAGGCATATGCGTCCGGGGCTAAGGAAGACCCGCTTGGTAAGACTGCGCCGAAAAAGACTACGGTAAAGACAAAGAAGTAATATGAATCCCGATGACGATATTGAC